TACAAAAAAGGTTATTGGGACAAATGTAAATGTGATGATTTGCCATCAGGTTTAGACCTGTGTGTATTTGACTTTGCTGTCAATGCAGGTCCAGGCAGAGCAGCGAAGTATTTACAATCTTGTGTTGGTGCCTTGCCAATAGATGGCGGTATAGGTCCTATGACGTTAGCAAAAGTCAATGAATATGTTGAGAAGTTTAACGTGGAATATGCTGTAGAAAACTACCAAAAGAATAGACAGAAATACTACGAAGAATTATCCACATTTGAAACATTTGGTAGAGGCTGGACAAGACGTGTGGATGAAACAACAGAAACGGCAAAAAAATTAATTTAAGGCTTGACTTTTCTTCTATACTGTGTTATAATATGCAGTATAGATTAAAGAAAAGGATTATATAATGTTTAATCACATTACACCAACACAGGAAATGCCACCTTTAAAGGCAAAAAATGTATCAGGTAAAAGATTTTACGAACACCTGGAAACCAAAGAAGTATATCCCTCAATAACGAGTGTACTATCTATTAGACAGAAACAAGGTTTAATAGAGTGGCGTAAGAAAGTTGGCGAACAAGTTGCTAATCATGTAATGATAACTGCTGCCAACAGAGGCACAGCAGTACATAATATGGCAGAGGATTATCTTAATAACTTAAATATAGACGCTAACGAAAAGTATCAAAAACAATTTCTACCAAGAATGATGTTTCAAGTGCTAAAACCTGAACTTCAAAAGATAAATAATATTAGACTACAAGAAGCACAAATGTACTCAACAGACTACACCGTGGCAGGTCGTTGCGATTGTATTGCTGAGTATGAAGGCGTTTTATCAATCATAGATTTTAAAACATCTAAAGGAGAGAAGAAGGAAGACTGGATAGAGAACTACTTTATTCAAGGTAGTGCTTATGCAGAAATGTATAATGAACACTTTGGCGAACCTATAGAACAGGTTGTAATATTAGTTGTAACGGAAGAAGGTACAACACAAGTATTTAAAAAGAACAAAGCAGATTATCTTCCTCAGTTGAAGGACGCTATAACAGACTTTTACAAATGGGTAGAAAAAAATGAAAATAATTAAAGATTTAAGATTATTGATAGGTCTTCTAACATTTATAGTGATTGTTTCAATATGGACAGACACCAAAGCAGATCCATACTATGACCCGGCACAATTAGTTCTTCGTCAAGTACCAATTTATTGTGGAGAAACAGGTCAAATGTTTGAAACATCTTTAAATTTGTTTATGGAAGTACCAATTGCTGGTGCTGATGTACGAACATCAGCTACACCAGAAAGTGAAGTATTAGGTATTATAACAATTTCTTATAATTTTATACGGAACTCTGGCACTATATTAATGACGGTCCCGGAGACCGGTGAGACATGTGTTTTGGCATACGGTCAAAACTGGCAATTTTTCCCAGATTATCCAAAAGAAACTAATCAAACAAAATAAGGAGAAAATATGATAGAAGTAATTGAAGTAATGATACCAGTTTTTATTCTGGTACTATGTGCATATGGTATTGGATACTTATCAGGTTCAGAAGCCACAAGAGAAATTTATAATCCAGTTGTGAGGAAAAATAATGAAACAAAGTGAAGAATTTTACCGTCTATTGGAAGAAATGAAACGAGTACACAATATCAAACGACATGATTATGCTAGTAAAGAGGACATCTTTCAAAACTTTAGAACAAGTGAATTAGGTGGCATACCGGCATGGCAAAGTGTTGCGATAAGAATTGGTGATAAGTTTAGTAGGTTAATGTCTTTTGTTAAACAAGGCGAACTCAAAGTACAAGACGAAACAATTGGTGATACATTGATTGACATGGCTAACTATGCATTGATATGTCATATATTATTCTATGAACAAAGACACAAAACGAGAAATGCTGATGCTGATGAATTAACAGAGCGTCTATTGGAGAAAAACAGAAATGACACCTAAACAATTTGCTCTTGTTATAGAAAAACGAGCCTCTACAAAAAAGATATCACACATGGATGCTGTACTGAACTATTGTGAAGAAAAACAAATAGAACCAGACCAAGTTACCCATTTGATAAACAGAAACCTGAAAGAAAAGATAAAGTCTAATGCACAGGACTTACATTTTCTTCCAAAAACGGCAACATTGCCAGGAGTATAATTATGGAACCAGCGACAATATCACTAATAATATTTGGTACACTATGGATTGTAGGCGTATTAAGTAACTAACTATGAAAGAGGGATATGAGGCATACAAGAAATACCTTGCTATTAAGTTACATTTTACTAAAGATGAATTTGATTTTTTCAGGTACGGGGGAACTACTAAGGCGAAATATGAAACCTTCACACAGAGAAATGATAGATATTTTTTTGTCAAGGCAGCCAGAAAATACGGTGACGAAATTATTGATTATTTTGTCAGTAACTATATAAGCAATAAGACACCATACATTAAAGATATGAATGAGGATTCTTATCTACAATGGCGTAAGAGAATAGATGGTTTAACATATTACTTTAAGATTGATATGGAAAAACTGTTGAAGAAAACTGAGGGCAACTTTGATAAGTTATTTAAGTGTTATAGAAGACAACACCCACCTATACTAAAAATGTATATGGCAAAAAAGATAACACTTGAAACAATGTGCATATTGGAAACTCTATTGAACTATAGTAAAACACTAGATAAGAATATAGAAGAAACATATGTATGGCCTACAGTAAAACAAAAGATTTTAAAGTATAAACCTTTTGTGCAATTTAACAAAGACAGAATGAAACTTGAATTGAGAAAAATGTTATGAGAGTAAATTTTACATTAAAAGAACGTGATTATATAATAAGTGAGGATTTTCCTTGGTATCTAGGCATACACACAAGCGACCCTAAACACATTACAACGATACAGTTACCCAACACCAAAGAGGTGCCTATGTTGACACATCAGATATATAATCGTGGTGAGGAAACATCTACCATGGCACCTAGTATATTAGAACAATTAAAAGAGGTGACAAACTATAAAAAAATTTTAAGAGTAAAATTAAATCTACTCTTACAACAAGAACGAAAAACAATTCATCCGCCACATGTAGATTGGGATATACCACATAAAGTATTTTTACATTATATCGTTGGTGATGGCTGTACAATATTATACAAACAAAAGTGGCAAGGATTTCCAACAACAGACTTGACAAAAGATATGGAGATACACCCTATAGAGAATACTGGTATATTCTTTGACGGAGAAACTTTTCATACAAGTACAAGTCCTATAAAAGAACCAAGACGAATAGTATTAAACGTAGATTATGAGTGATATAAGAGTTGAATTTAGCAATACGGAGATAGTCAGTTTTACTGCTTGTCCTATTTTTCATTCAGGAACAAACTTTAGATTAACTGATGATGAACTACACATACTTACAAATGAGACTGGTGGCACACGGTTAAGCGATGGTCCTGCACGTCAGGACGTAGAGATAAGTGAAAATCATACTGTATTGAACACGCCGGGACTTGAAAGAGTACAACGTTTTATGTTACAGACAGGACAACATTTTGTAAAGAATACACTAGAAATTGATAATGAGTTCTATTTAACACAAACATGGTTTACACGAAATGATAAGGATAGCACACATCATCCTCACACCCACCCAAACAGTATATTAGCCATGGTTTATTATCCTCAATGTGAAAGTGGTGATATAGTGTTATCTGTAGAAAAGAATAATATGTTTCCGCATTTTGACTTTAATTGGAAAATAAACAGATATAATAATTTCAATGCCAAATCATGGACATTTAAAGTACAAACCGGTGATGTTATTATGTTTCCAGGATATGTAACACATCTAACAACACCAAATGAAAGTGACACACCACGTTATGCTTTAGGTGCAAACTTCTTTACGAGAGGCACATTTGGTACATATGAGAACACAGATTTATTGGAGTTAAAATGAGTAATTTGTTTGTATTAGGTAATGGTGAAAGCCGTAAGAAAATACCTATTGATATGTTAAAGTATTCTGGTAAAGTATGGGGTTGTAATGCAATCTATAGAGAACATACACTAGACGGCTTGATTGCTGTTGACCCTATGTTAGAACATGAAATATATCGTAGTGGTTATGCACATGAAAATCCTACTTACTTTAGAAGTTGGGATACAATGCCTGTTGAACACTACGACATGATGATAGAAGCACAAACAAGTAACATGAAAAGTCCTGAGATAAGAGAATGGAAATATAATCCAGACGGACACTATTTAAGTTTTGTTATACATGGTCAATCTACCGTTAATAAAGATAGAGACAGTACAAGATGGAAAGGTGATGGCTTTGAAAACGTTTATGTATCTTGGTTATACGGCAAAGATAAAATAGAACTATTACGAGACGTAATGAATGATTACTATGCTGGTGGCTGGGAAGGTGAACCTACAGGCCCGGAAGACCCAGGCTGGTCATCTGGCGCCACAGCGATGTACATTGCTTGTAAAAAAGAAAAACCAGAGACTTGTTATCTATTGGGTATGGACATGTACAGCACATCAGACTTCATCAATAATCTATACAAGAACTCTTATGGTTATTTACAAGACAAAGAAAGTGCCGTCACACCACAGAATTGGGTTATACAAATGGGGCGTGTTATGGTAAGATTTAAAGATATACAGTTTATTAAAGTGAATCCTGAAGGTAATAGTCAGGTTTCCCAGAGAATGCCTCAATGGGATAGTCTTCCTAATGTATCATATATGCATTTAGAAGAATTTCAAAAAAACTTTAATTTAAGGCTTGACTTATAGCGCATTATGTGTTATAATATAGATATAATAGCAAAAAGAACTAATTACTCTTTTTGACTAGTGCAAGGAAGAGGGTTTCACCAGAGGCTCGAACTTGACTTCTCAGGGGTGGTACCCAGGTCAGTTGTGGAAAACACAAAGGGCAATATCTCAAATACCAAGAGGGAGAAGGTTTAGCTTATATAGGATGGAATCCGGTTAAGTTATTGTGGGTAATTCCATAGTCCCACCTAGTTACTATTATAAATAGGAGTGTACGATTAAACAGTACAATACAAATACAACGAATACAAGGAGAAAATATGTCATTCGCAAATCTAAAACGAAGTCGTGGTAACTTCGACAAACTAACCAAAGAGTTAGAAAAAGTACAAGCACCAACTCAGCAAAACAATTCATCAGGAGACGATAGATTCTGGAAACCAGAACTAGATAAGTCCGGTAACGGCTATGCTGTTATACGTTTTTTGCCTGCTGTAGAAGGTGAAGAACTGCCATGGGCAAGAGTATGGTCACATGCTTTTCAGGGACCAGGTGGTTGGTACATTGAAAACTCTTTAACAACTTTAGGACAAAAAGATCCAGTTAGTGAAGAAAATACTAAATTATGGAACACAGGCTCAGACGCTGACAAAGAGATAGCTAGAAAACGTAAGAGAAAGTTATCTTACTTCACTAATATTCTTGTAGTGAGTGACCCTAAGCATCCTGAACATGAAGGTAAAGTATTTCTATACAAGTTTGGTAAGAAAATTTTTGATAAACTTACTGAAGCAATGAAACCTGAATTTGAAGATGAGAAAGCAATCAACCCATTTGACTTTTGGGAAGGTGCTAACTTCAAGTTAAAAATTAGAAAAGTAGATGGTTATTGGAACTATGACAAATCTGAATTTGAAACAATCTCTAAACTAAAAGAGAATGATGAAGATATAGAGGCGATATGGAAAATGCAAAAACCATTAGTAGAGTTTTCAGCACCAAGTAATTTCAAATCTTATGATGAACTAAAAGCGAAATTTGAAAAAACTGTATATGGTACTGGAAAAACTGAGACAGCAGACCAAATTGATATCCCACCTGTAAGTGCTGCTGTTGAGGAAGTAAGTGAACAAGTAAAAGAAACTGTACCGTCAGCGCCAATTGCTACTCCCCCTAGTAATGATGACGAAGACGATACAATGAACTACTTTAGCAAGTTAGTTAACGATTAAACTAATCTCTCCTGCTAGACACTTACAAATGAGGGCGCTCTCGTAGCGCCCTTATATATACTATTATGATTGACAAATACATAGCACATGATTTATTCCCAACACCGGTCTATCAAAATAATATACCGGTCACATTACTGAATGAGTTAAAACAAGAAGAATATAGGGAAATTATACCAGATAGAAATGGGTACTATACCAAGAACGTTTACATACTGGACAAATACACAGAATTAAAAAAAACAATAGAACAACATATACATTGTTATGTGACTAAACACATGATGATAAAAGATATCTACACATGGCCCATACTCAACAGTTGGGTCAATAGACATGTTAAGGGTGACTTCGCTCATAAACATTTTCATTGTCATTCACTTATAAGTGGCATATACTATCTCAAAGCACCAACAGACGGTGGCATGCCCATGTTTCACAAGCCAGATGGCTGGAGTAATTTACTAGGCACTATATTTAATTTTGAACTAAGTGGCGACAACGGTGTAAATAAACTTATCTATAAAATAAATGTCAAAGATGGTGACTTGATATTGTTTCCGTCACATCTATTTCATAGTGTAGAAGAAAGTAAAACAGACGAAGAAAGATATTCACTTGCATTTAATGTGTGGGTAGGAGGACAATTTGGTAGTAGTGATATAGGTCAATTGTCTGTATAAATAGTCCATTACTATGGATTTATTTTTTACAATTTTAGTTGATTTTGGATTGCCAGTTGCAGCTGCAATGGTGATGGGGGTATTCATATACATTATTTTAAAGTATATACTATCCGGTGTTGTAGGTCAAGTACAAACAATTACTATGTTAATCTCCGCTTTAGACAACAGAATTAAAACAATGAACCACGATATGGTAAAACTTGATATATTAATAAGTAGCGCTTTGAACTTACGACCTGACCTTGATAGAATATCCAGAGCAGATGGTAAAGAAGACGCCAGAAAAGACTAATGGATATTGTAGAGATATTAAACCAGTATGGTTTTGCCACAGTAGCAGCAATTGCTATGGGGTATTTCATCTATTTTATTTACAATTATATCACCGGTAATATCATAGAAAAATTAGACAAAGCACAAATCACTACTATAGCATTAATTGATAGAATTAGAATGCTAGATAATGACTTAATAAGATTACGGTCAAAACTGAATACCGTACTAGAAATGAGGGAAAATGAACAAAGAGACGGCACAAAAAAGTCTGGAAATGCAGAAAAACTACTTGAAGGTGATGAAAAGTAACGGTATAATAGTTGGCGCAGTAATACTATTAACTTTTACTACCGTTGCAATATTAGACTACCTCCTATTATAAATATAAGCATGAACAAGGCACTTTTAAAAGTGCTAGGAGGCAGTCTTATATTATGTACTTTGAGTTTACCTAGTACATCAAGCGAATTATCACACAGTTTTAAAAACCCATCTTTTTCAGGGAATGGGTATAGCACACATGTTCTCTCCTTAGAACAATTACGTTACAGTAGAGAGAAGAATATTACTGATGACGCTAAGTCAGCGGCAGCTGCAGCTGAACGTGACGCCAACAATACCACAATCAACAAATTTATAAAGAACGTTGAGAGTAGGATATATGCCAATCTATCAAAACAATTAGTAGATAATATGTTTGGTGAATCCTGTTCAGGTGAATGTCCAACAAGCGGCACAGCAGACGTTGAAGGCTCAACTATCTATTGGGTCAAAGATGCAACAACAGGAACAATCACATTAACAATTACATCACCAGATGGCTCAGTAACAACTATGTCCGTGCCAGTTGGCGATTTTGTATTTTAAGATGAGTATAACTTTTCCACACGTAGCTGCGGTGTTAGCGGTCTTATGTTTTGCTTCTGGTTGTGCCAGTACAAAGTCTGAGGATGTATTCTATGGTGAGACACCATACACATTAGAAACAGACACAATTAAAAGATTACATAATATACCAGAACTTGGACAAGCACAAATTACAATAGCTGTGTATAACTTTCCTGATAGAACAGGACAGAGAAAACCAAATGAAAGATTTAGTCAGTTATCTACGGCTGTAACACAAGGACCTGAGGCATGGGTCATCAATGGTCTTAAAGCAGTTGGTGGTAATGACCCTTGGTTTGTAGTATTAGAAAGACAAGGTTTAGATTCATTAATAAAAGAAAGACAATTGATAAGAAGTACAAGAGAACTATATGATGGAGAGAGTGATACAAAGAACGTTTTAAAACCTCTAAAGTTTGCAGGACTTTTAGTAGAGGGTGGGATTGTAGGATATGATACTAACATTACATCTGGTGGTGTTGGTGCAAGATATTTTGGTATTGGCATTAGTGAACAATATCGTACAGACCAAGTAACAGTTTCGCTAAGATTAGTTGCAGTACAAACAGGAGAAATCCTGATGACAGTATCAGCAACAAAAACTATAGCGAGTTATTCCAGTGGTGGAGATGTATTCAGGTTCTTAGATATGAGTACAAAAGCCATGGAATTAGAAACTGGTGTCGCAACAAACGAGCCAGTCAACTACGCCATAAGAACTACAATAGAACATGCTATCTTTAATATGATACATGAAGGTATTGCAAAGGAATTATGGTCATTTAAAATAGAGGAGTAAAGTAATGTACGCTAAAATAATCGCAATAATGATTTTGTTTGCCCTACCGGTAAGTGCAAATGATATTTATGTGACACAATCAGGTGCTACGCTTGACCTCGACATTACCCAAGACGGACAAAACAATACTGTTGGTAATTCAACTACATCTTCAAGTGTAATAGGGGCCACTACTACAATTGATATAGACCAAGTTGGTAACAGTAACGTTTTAAAGTTTGACGTAAACGGTGCAACTTTTACAGGAACATTTAACGTCACAGGAAACTCAAACGATATAGATTTCAATTGTGATAGCGCAGGGACAGTTAGTTCATGTGCTACAGCAACCGCCTCAATAGTATGGGTAGGTTCATCAAATGATTTAGATATTGATATTGGAGAATCCGCTGACGCTTCAAATGCAACTGTAAGTATAACTGGTGCCTCAGGAAGTGATAGTAACGTTGTTGCTGCCACTATTGATGGTACTTCCGCTATACTAACGTTATCCGTAAACGGTGACACAAATAATTATTTAATTGACATAAATGGTGATGGAGATGTAAACGGACACACTTTAGTTCACAGTCACACTGGTTCAATCGCAGACGTAGATATCACACAAAGTGGTGTTTATGATAACATAATAAACTTGACAACTGTTGGTGACAACCATGATATTGACATATCACAAACTGACTAAGTGGACACAAATAATATTAATATTATTCTATGCTAGCGCTCTAAGTGCTAGCATAGGTAACGTAGACCAACTAGAGGGTAACGGTGTCGTAGAGAGAAACAAAGAAGACACCACACTAGAAAAAGAACTTTCAATAGAACAATTTGATACAGTAAAGACCGGCAACGGCAAAGTAGGCATATTGTTTATTGACGATACAAGAGTTGATGTAACTCAACACAGCAAACTTATTATAGATGAATTTGTATATGACCCAAACACCAAGAAGGGAAAGTTATCTCTATCTGCTAAATTAGGGACTGTACGATATGCTTCTGGTCAAATTGCCAAGACTTCACGGCAAGATGTACAGATAACAACACCTACGGCAACAATAGGTGTCCGTGGTACAGATTTTTCTATGACAATAGATGAACTTGGTGGCAGTACAATCATATTATTACCAAGTTGTGACGTAAGTGGTAATTGTTTTGTAGGTGAGATAAGTGTAGAAAGTGCCGCTGGTCAAGTAATACTTAACCAAGCCTTTCAAGCAACACAAGTAAATACACCAGCCAATCCTCCATCACCACCTGTAAGATTAGATTTAGAATTAGACATGATAAACAACATGTTGATTGTTGCCAAACCAGCAGAGTTAAAAGAAGAAAACTATGAAGCAAAACTCAAAGCCGTAGCAGACGCATTAGACATAGACTTTTTACAATTTGATGATTTAGAAGTTGATTACTTAGAAGAAGAAGAAGATTTATATATTACAGGACTTGATATAGATTTTTTAGAACAAAACTTTTTAGCAGATATTCTAGCACAAATAAACAAAGAACTGGCATTACAAATGCAAAATGAGTTTGATAAGAGAAAAGGTGTAGATGGTATATACCTAGGTAAAAATCCAGAGACCGGTGTGATTATACTAGATGAAGACCCACAATGGTTATGGGCACGAGAGGATGCTGGCGGACAATATATTGAACTAAGACTAGATAAGCAATATGGATATTATATAAATATAATACAAGGAGAGTTTGAAATGTATGATTTTGAACTTGGTGGACAGGATAACGAGATAACAATAATACAAATACAATGAAGTCATTTAAAGAATTTACAGAGGCACCTAGAATACCTAGAAAGAAGGGACAGCCTGCTGGTAGTAAGAAACATAGTGACTTATACACAGATGAAAACCCAAAAGGTACAATACACGGTCTCAAATTTGCAACAGTAAAAGATGCTAATGCTAGTGTAAAGAAAATAGAGGGTTCTGGTAAATCACACGCACACAAAATACAAGCTGCTGTGGCAATGGAGCAGCGAGCAAAAGAAATGGGTAAAACCGCAGAAGCGGCAGTATATCGTAGATATATTGAAAAGATGAAAAAGATTACAAAGAAGAAAAATGAAAAAAAAGAATCCTATAGCACAGACGTTGAGAACACCCAAGTACAAAATGAGAGTGGTGAAGAGCAAAAAGACGTACAGCAGAAAGAAACAATTATCTCTAAAACAGTTGGGAGTAACTAAATAGTAGTATGTTAAAGTGGATAGTGGCAATAGTTCTAATATACTGTTTATTCTCATGTGGTAGTAATGATATACTGGCTAACGATTTAGACTTAACAATAGATAATGATACAACTGGTGGTAATTTAGACATAGTACAAGACGGTGAAAACAATGATATTGACTTTGATATAATCAGTATGGATGGATTTATCATATCGTTAA